CCGCTTAAAGTTACTCCGCGGCATGTCAACATGGGGAACTTGAGAGAATGTATGTGATTGGGACGAAGGCAGACGTTTGTTTTCAAATGCCATACAAGAATCCTTTCTTAATCTATGGTGTCACTCCGAACACTTAATATCAAGTAATTAAGTGTTTGGCGTCTCAGTTTCCTTCGCCGCCGGGCCATCCTCTACCGGAATGGCCTCTTCTGGGGCAACGAGACCCAGCTCTCGGGCCTCATCCAGATTCTCAGCATCATTAATGAAGCCCAGCATCTGCCCAGGGTCATTATCGAACCTCGTCCGGATCTCAGCGGGCCAAGACATAAACATTTGTTTAGCTGCAATTAGCTTATTCTGCGCAGAATGAAAATCATCTTCAGACGTAAAGTCTCCATAGTTACCGGGAACGCCAACAGGCAATTCTCCAGACTTACGGGCCTTCTTAATAATAGAATTAATGTCACAAGCAGCCTTATGCGACTGCTCCACCTGAGACTCAGACGGTAACTCGTACTGAATCCGCGTACTGCCGTTCTCACGTGTGCTGTAAATCTTGTGCATCCTTAGCTCCTTCATTCATTAGCTCGGTACCTGTACAGATCAAATGCGGTTTGTCAAGACCGACCACCTGGGCGGTCTGATCATCAAAAGAACCAATCTCAAATAGCTGGAAATCCTCTGGATAGCTAGTCAACTGATTAGTCTCACCACTGTGGAACGCCATAGAAAAAACACGCATAGCATGTCCAACATTATGACAATAGCACGGCGGTTGATGGATCTCACTCTTCCGATCATAAACACAGTACATCTTCAAAACCATTTTCAAACTCCCGAACAAGGTTAGAATTAGTTTGCTCCGCAATAACACGAGCAGCCCGCCTACGCGGGCCTATAAACTCGGCATTGCGCTCACGGCCAGCGTGTAAACGCCGCCTCTTAATCTTCTCAAGCGCCTCGTGGTCAATCTCATCATAAATAGAGTCATAAAACTGGGGGATCTTAAACTTCCGACCTCCAGACGTGATAAAATCCTTAGGGTAAACATCTGAAAGATTCTTCTCTAGCCAACGCTTTGCAAGACCTGGCTTACGACTCATTGTAATATATTCAGGCTCACGGCCTTTATAGTGTAAGTCGGCCATCGGACCGTTGATTTTCTTCGTCACGTACCGCGCCACGTAAGCAGCTGAATCGAACGTCAGTGCGCCGACGGTTGAAAAGCCTGAGGTCCAGAGACTCTCTAATGCTTCGCTCCTGTGCAGCTTTACTTTTCCTCTGGTTCTCCAGAGTTGCTTGTCTTCGAAGTCGAAATTGAATAGAAGCGCGTGATGGTGCGGTCTCTTTAGCTTTGAACCATACTCCCCGCAATGGAAAAAACGAATGGGATAACGATGGGAACAAACCCGCACAACATCGGAACCTTCGCAACCATGAGAACATTGGATACCTCCAAAATGCTTCCGTAAGCGTTTCATAAACTTTTGAAAATCCGCTTTAACAAGCGACCCATCTCCTTCGAGATGCGCCTCATCAAATGTGAGTGTAATAAAGCAATTATTTTCGTAAAGACTGGCCTCATGAACGCACCGGATCGCCCATTGTTTGGAACGATCAACACGGCAACCCATACACCTGCCGCAGGGTAAAAAAATCTTCTCGTAAGGTTTGTGGCAAACCTCTTGACTCCTGAAACTAATGAAACATTTTCCATTATCCGTCTTCATGCAAAGCGACTTGAACGCCGCCAATGGATCATAGCATGGCACACGGCACACTCCTTTCGACGATTATTGCATACAGTGCAAAGAAACACCCGCGAGGGGAAAGAATTAACGCCCCTCGCAGGTTGAACGCATAGCGACCAATTAGATGCGGTAACCGCCTCGCATGGGGGCAGTGCGATTGTTCCGCTTGTGGACCCTCGATGCTGTCCGGGAAAAACTACGGCGGGAACCTTTCCGACTGGACCGCGTCCTATGCTGGGATCTTCGTCTCATAAAAAAACTCCTAAAATTAAAACGGCCTATACGACTGAGCAGGCAAACCGCCAAGATCTGGGAGACCAGACTCACGCGGACCTATGAAACCACCTTCAGCATCTCTTTGGATCTCCTCATCTTGAAGCTCCGCATCTCTCTCCTGCTTCCTCATCTTTAACCGCTTATGAATAATAGCAGCAGCGGCATGAGCTAAACCCGTAAACGCACCAAGATTAGAATCAACACCAGACATCTGACCAAGACGCGCTCCCTGCACAGCAGCAGCCACAGCAGGATTAGACTCATAAAGATTGAGCGCATCTTCCGACAAAGTCGCTTCAGCAGAATTGACCCTTGCCATAGCATCGGCACTCCTCGCCTGGGCAATCTGGATCGGCGCATTCATCCCTGCTTGGAAGCCGGAAGTAGCCAACCGCCCGAAGTCTGGACTCTGAGCAGCTGCGCCGCCTGGCGTAGAAGCGCCAGAACCCCCAGCAGAAAGGATAGGATTAAGACCAGCAGCACGCAGATCAGCAACCTGCCGCTGATGGGCAGTGTTTGACATCTGCCGCTGGAAGTCCATTTGCTTCTGAGCAGCCTTTTTCGCCTTCTTGTGACCAATCAAGCCACCAGCAAAACCAAACAAACCACCGCCGGCACCGCCGGCAATGGAACCTAACATAGATCCTAAACCCATAATAGTAGACCTTAAAAGTGGTCAATAAGACCAGGAACAGAATACACAGGCATAGGCCTAGTACAAAGGATGTTAAAATAACTATCAAAGATGAACTCCGGTTCATCAGTAACAGCAACAACACGCTCAATGGGAGGGGTATCCTCAATAAAGGCAGCATTTAGAGCAGGCAAACTTGCAAAATCCTGCGACAGATGCCAGGAATCTAACGACGCAGTAGCATCAGAACGGAGCACACCAGTAATCTGAGAGGGAAAATAACGATACTCGGCCCATCTCTCTTGATAACCAAACGTAAGCGCATCATTCGCGTCATTATTATAAAAAAGCTCTTTATTCAGAACCGCCTGCTCCCCTAGGTGAGCCAGCGCGGGCCAGTAGAAGTCATACTTCGTCTGCCGAGACCACATACGGTTTAAACCCTGCTGATAGGTAAGATCAGCTCGAACAGCGGCCAAACCAATAATTATATTATGCTCAACAAATGACTTCGAGAAACCAACGCCGGCCTGGGCGTGGTAACCGATAGCAGTTAAATTACCCTGCTCGGTAGTAGCACTCTCAGAAGTTTGAGCGATAGGGGTTATCTGAATAGGCGAAGAACCGCCGCCAAGATACTCGGGACGCTGCACACGCTGGTCGGGAGAATCCACCCTGAAATGTGACCGAAGTAACTCAACGTAACGTGTGCCGCCCCTAGCATCACGCTCAAACAAACGTTGTAGCTGGAACGCTTCACGAAGAGAATTTATTGTTGCAGCCGTCGCGTTGCTGAGATCAGCAACCAACCCAGACAAGTCCGGGTCAGTATCGACGCCCACGGCCCGGTCCGTAGCAATACCGATCCCAGAGGGCCCGGTCCACCCAACTGCTCGCCCACTGTACCCAGTACTAGCGTGCAAATAATTAGAGGTATGGCCATAGATACCGACGGGGTTACCACCGTCGTCAAGCCCAAAGGAAGTACCATCTCCAATAACGGGAGCAGAGGTACCCAAGGGCAGATCCACAGCATCTCCCTTTTGCGGCCACGGCAACGCGGACGTGAAGTAATCATGCCTCTTCCCACGACGCAGAACGACATAATCGCCGAAGGCATCGGGACCGTCATCTTTATCAACAACAACAGAATCCTGAATGTTTTCGGAGCGGAACCACTCATTCCAAATAAGATTATACGCGCGATGATGCAACGCATTAACTGTTATCGCCTTAAGAATAGGAATACCGAAATAGTCGGCGAGCGATGCAGTCGCCCAGCCTCCTGTATCAGAGGCAATAGTCGGAACAGTGTAGTCAATGGAATCACCAGGATTATCCTGTTCACCCATGAACTTCTGGAAATTGCTCCAAACAAGCCTGTTTGGAACAGCAAAAAAGAAGAAATCCATGTGGAGGTTATCCATAAACGGATGCAACGGGGTTGCCAATCGCGAGACAGAAGACATACTCAAATTAAATGTATCTCCCGGCAAAGCTTCGTCACAATAAATAGGAATTAGCTTGCCACCGTCAAACGTGCTCTTATATCCATGCGACCGCTTAAAGTTACTCCGCGGCATGTCAACATGGGGAACTTGAGAGAATGTATGTGATTGGGACGAAGGCAGACGTTTGTTT